CCTCAAGTTATTGACAGTGTTATGAGTAAGGTACCTTCTATTGAGTTACCGGAAACAGGATTACCTGAAGACTTTGAAGCTGGGTTAGTTAAGACTGTAGAGAAACTAGCTGGTGGTTCTAACTTTGATGATGCTCTTAAGGCAGGCGGTATTGAGTTCATCAAAGAGGGTGGCCTTAAGCCTCTAGAGAGCATTGTTAAAGATGCTGTCAAACCAATAGGCGATATACTTGACCCTATTGCTGATGCACTTAAAACAGTAACTGAACCGACAAAAGAGTTTCTATCTGAAGCTAATCAAACAATCAGAGAAGAACTACAAGGTTTTGATGAGTCAGTCCTCCAACCAATCACTAAGCCAGTAGGCGATGTCCTTTCCGCTGCCGATACAGCCGTTAGAGACACTTTACCTAGTTTTGGTAGCCTAGGTATAGACTTGCCTAACATTAGCTTAGGGATGCTTACAGGAGGTTCTACGCCCTCCCCTACACGTACTACCGACGATATATTTAAAGAAGACCTGTTTAAGTTAAAAACTAAGATAGGTGTCAGCCCAGTGGAACAATTACTACGTACACCACAAGCACAACAACAGGAAGTAGTGGGGCTGTACGATGACCCGTTTGCTAGTTCTTTTGACGAGAGGAATACATTTTAATTATGACTTACTTAGAAGCAGTAAACAAAGTATTACGTAGACTCAGGGAGGACGAGGTAATCTCTGTGTCTTCTAATCCGTACAGTAAGCTAATCGGTGAGCTGGTTAATGATGCTAAGCGTATCGTTGAGGATGCTTGGGATTGGTCGTCAATGCGCACTACGCTGACTGTAGACACCACTGCCGGTGTATTCAGCTACAACCTCGTAGGCTCAGGAACAGGCCTAAAGACTTTAGATGTTATTAACGACACAAGCAATGTGTTTATGAAGCAGGCTACGTCATCTTGGATGAACAACGTATTCCTTAATCAATCACCTCCTCAAAGCTCTCCTTGTTACTATGCTTGGAATGGTTTTAACAACGACGGTTATGCAGTAGTAGACATCTACCCTATTCCAGATGATGTGTATAACCTACGCTTTAACGTAGTCAACAGAGACGCAGAGTTCACTAACGACAGTGATGTTTTAAACGTGCCTTCGGCTGCTGTTGTTCAGTTTGCACAGGCTTTAGCTATCGAAGAACGTGGTGAGACAGGTGGCACATCTAGTAACTCTATGATGGCCATGGCTAAGTCTACACTATCCGATGCAATTGCAATGGATTCTGCACGTTTCCCCTCAGAAACTATATGGACTGATGTATAATGGCACAACCACTACAGAATCTTTCAATCGCAGCTCCTGCTTTCTTTGGGCTGAACACGCAAGACTCTCCTGTGGGCATGTCTCCTAACTTCGCTAATGTTGCTGACAACTGTGTAATTGATAAGAGTGGTCGTATTGGAGCTAGGAATGGCTACAAAGAGCTTACCACTAATGGTTCGTCAGTCCTTGGCTCAAGCGTAGGGATAGAACACATACAAGAGTTTATTGCGTATGACGGTACAGTAACTGTCTTCTCAATGGGTAACAACAAGATATTTACTGGTACTACAACTTTAACTCAGATAGCATTCCCCTCTGGTTACTCCTGTACTGCTAACAACTGGAAGACTGCTTCCTTTACCAACAGGGTGTACTTCTTTCAAGCAGGACATGCTCCTCTTAAGTTTACAGCAGGTGGTACTGCTCTTGAGTTAGTTCCTGATTCAGGTAGTATAGCTCCACCGCAGGGTGACGAACTACTGGCAGGCTTTGGTAGATTATGGATTACCTCTGTAGCAAACGAAGACTATAAGATATACGGCAGTGCCTTACTTAACGGTGACATATGGCATGGTGCTGGTAACTCTTGGCTTACTATTGATTTAACAACTGTATGGCCTCAAGGTTACGACTCAGTGGTTGCTCTTGCTGAGCACAATGGGTTCTTAGTTGTCTTCGGTAAGCGTTCCATTATACTTTACTCAAATGTTGTAGGTTTGGAAGGTGGTGCTGCTGCTTCAATAACACTGGCTGACACTATTGAAGGTGTTGGTTGTATTGCTAGGGACTCTGTGGCAAGTACAGGCGATGACTTATTGTTCCTGTCTAATCGTGGTGTCATGTCTCTTGGCCGCTTGATACAGGAAAAGTCAATACCTCTACGTGACATCAGTAAGAATGTACGTACAGACTTAATGCAGCGTGTCAACGAGGAGTTTGCTTCCGGTAACGGACACACGATAAGAAGCTGCTACAGTGCTAAACATGCTTTCTACTTGTTGACCTTGCCTAGCTCAAAGAGTGTTTATTGCTTTGACGTTAGAGCACCTTTAGAAGACGGTTCCTTTAGGGTTACTACTTGGTCAAACATAGAACCTTTAGCTTTGTCGGTGTTTGCTGACGACGTTCTTTACATGGGTAAGGAGAGTGGTCTTGTTACCTATGAAGGTTACTTAGACGACACAGCTTCTTACGACATGAGATACTTTAGTCATCCTTTGGATTGGGGCAACACAACTAACTTAAAGTTTCTTAAGAAGTTTAACGTAACTGTTATTGGTGGTGCAGGAGCAACCGCTGTTCTTAACTGGTCTTATGACTACTCCGATAACTTCTCTAAACAAGACTTTAGTTTTGAAGACGTAGTAAACGAAGGTGTCTATGGAGTTGGTGAGTTCAACATCAGTGAGTACTCAGGTGGTGTTACAGTTCAAACACCAAGAGTAAACACAACTGGCTCAGGTACGGAAGTAACCGTAGGCGTTGAGACAACAATTAATGGTAAACCTTTTTCAATACAGAAGATAGACATACATGCCTTACTAGGGAGATTCATCTAAATGGCTAACTATACAGTAACAACCAACTTCGGTGCTAAAGATTCTCTTCCCTCTGGTAACGCAGGTAAGTTAATTAAGGGTACTGAGTTTACAACTGAGTTCAACAACATTGCTACAGCGTCAGCTACTAAAGCAGATAAAACAGGGACAGCCTTTACTGGTAATATCTCTACGTCGGGCCTTTTAACTGTAGACGGTATGGCATCGTTTAGAGCTAACATTGGTGTTGTTGACGATATATTATTAGTAGGTGATAGTCCTACTTTCCAGTGCCACAATTCATATGCCACGCCTGCTGCTAGTGCCGTGTTAGGTAC